CAACGGGAAATTCTCAAAGCACTTAACCAACGCCTTAAAGGACTGAGCCATGTCTAAAGAAATCATCGAAAAACTGGACGCAATCGAAGCCGCCAACACCGCCAAGATTGAAGAAGTTATTACCGCTGCCGCTGAAAAAGTGGAAGCTGTCAAAGCCGAAGTGAGCGAACAAATCGCTGCACTGGAAGCCAAGATTAGCGCCATTCCCTCGCCCAGCATCATTCGCGCACCCGCTAAAACCATTCGCGCTGATGTGAATCGTTCTGTGCGCGAGCAACTGTCCAGCTTCTACAAATCCAACGCACGCGTGGAAAAAGAACTGAAAATTTTTGCTGATGAATCGCAATACAGCGCATACCTTGCAGAAGCATCTGCATTGACCGCTGGCGGTAACAACCAAGGTGGTCGCACCGGGTATGACCCTGTTTTTGTCGCTTTGCGTTTGGCAAACCCCATGCGTGGTATTAGCCGCACTGTTGCTACCGATGGTTCTAGCTACCAGTTCCGCGTTAAAACGGGCAACGCTGGCGCTGCTTGGGGTTACACCATTCAAAACAACGGCGCAACCACCACTGAAGACACCAGCATTTGGCAATTGGTTTTGCAAGACCTGAACGTGCAATTCCCAATCCGCACCGCTGCGCTGGATGACATTGATGGTTTGGAAGCAAACGTGGTTGATGATATGTTGGCTGAATTCGCTCAAAGCGAAGCCCTGTCAATGGTTCAAAACAACGACCAAGCCGCACAATCATCTACTAACCCCTACGGCGGTACAAATGGTTTGCGCGGTCTTGACCAGTACGCAGGTGCTAATGCCACCTACGCTGGCGGCACAACCAGCACCGCATCGTTTGGCACTTCTGGCACGGGCAGCACCACTGGCTTGCACAGCTTGGCTACCTATGACCAGTTGACCACTAATGCCAACACTGTGGGCGCAAATAACATCTCTTATAAAGACGTTATTAACACCATGTACGCGTTGCCGCAACAGTACTGGACTTCCAGTGCAAAATGGATGGTTAACCCCGTTTTGGCACAAGCAATTCGTGGTTTGCAAGATACCAATGGTCGCCCGATTTTCAACAGCATGGAATCTCTAAATCCCGATGGCATCATCGGTCAGATGTTGGGCTTTGATGTGGTGATGAACAAGTACTTGGACAACCCATCGCAAGCCACCACGGGTTCTGCTGGCACTAACAGCTTGTATCCTATGTACTTTGCTGATTGGTCACGTTTCCATACCATTGTTGACCGCCTGAACATGGTTATGCGCCGCTATGACCAGACGCTGCCCGGTTTCATCACCTTCTTTGGTGAGAAGCGTTTGGCAACCTCTGTGCGTGACCCTAATGCTGGTGTGCGTTATCGCTCAACTGGCACTGCAACCTGATTGTTGCCAATTGGCGGGGGCCTAAAAACCCCTGCCTCTTTTTTTAGCAACTTATTTGGACAAGACCATGCAAATTACTGAACGAATCCTAGACGGCATTAAACAAACCATTGAAACTGGTGATAAGGTCACCATAGATTTGCGCGAAGCATCTGCTATTACGGGTTCGGGCAGTAACGTGGGTGGTCGCACTTTATTTGATAATGCGTTTGCCGCATTGCGTTTTGCGAACCCTATTCGCCAAGCTGCACGCCAAGTTGTGCGTGCTGGACAAAGCGCAGTGCAATTTGTGGCAAAAACTGGTAACGCAGTCAACCAGACAAACCCTTGGGGCTATACGTTTACCCCTGATAGCGGCACGCCTAACACTGACACAACCATTTGGCAATTGCCTACGCGTGTCATTACGGCACAGTTGCCTATCCGCACGGCAGTTATGTCCGATGTAAATTATTTGGATGAAACGCTTGTACAAGATTTGTTTCAAGAATTTGGTGCAATTGAAGCGGCATCCATGATTTTGAACAACGATCAGGCTGGGTCTACCACTACAACATACGGCGCGACTAGCGGTTTGCGCGGTTTGAATATGTATACCACAGCGGCTGCTTCTGCGTATGGCACTAGTGGCACGGCTATTACAAATGGTATCCACAGCATTGCAACGTATTCACAAGCGGCAGCAAATATTAGTTATTCTGACATTACTGATATGGCGCGTTTGTTTCCTGCTCAGTATTGGAATTTGCCCGGTACAGCATGGATGATGCACCCGGAAACAATTCATAATCTACGCAATTTAGGTGCTGGCGTAACCATTAGGCAATTTGCCGAAGTTGGCGATGCCGATGGCGGTGCTGTTGTTCATATTTTTGGGTTCCCAGTAATTCCTAACCCATATATGGAAACAATAGGCGCAGGTAAATTTAGCGTTTATTTGGCAAACTGGCCCAATTTTGTGACTATTGCAGACATTGAAGAAATGAACGTGCAAGCATTTGAGCAAACTGCACCCGGCTTCATTACTTTGTACGCTGAAAAACGCCTTGCAAGCACTGTGCGTAACCCGTTTGCTGGCATTCGCTTAGTGGGTGTCTAATGGCAACTGATGCGCTTTATGGCTACATGGGTTCGTATGGGCAAACACGCAACCCATTCAACTATGAAAAAGTAGAGCAAATCAACCGCGATGTTGCAACCGCATGGTTGACGCTGGAAGAAATTACGCAACAGTTAAACCTGTTTGACGATGAAAGCCAAGACAGCTATTTAACGGGGCTGGAATTAGCAACACGGCAAGCCATTGAGGATTACCTTGGTTTGTCCATTTTTGCTGCACAGTACCGCGTTTGGTACAACACCGCAAGTTTGTATGGCACGCCACTGTCATTGGATTTGCCAGAAGTTAGCCAAGCAGTTAACCCGGCAAACCCCGGCGTAACTGTTAACGCGGTTAAGTATTGGACAGATGGCACGCCCACGCTAATAACTGTTGACCCAACAACGTATTACTACGACAACAGCGGCAACAAAGTTGTTTTGCAAACGCTGCCAAGCAACCTAAACGCAAGCATGACAAGCCCTGTTTATTGCGAGTACACCACAGCAGCAAACCCGTTAAGCACGTACCCAGTTATTAAACAGGCAGCGTTGTTGTTTTTAACGCATTTATACAACCAGCGCAGCAACACAGTGGATAAGCAATTGCATGAAATTCCATTTGGCGTTGCCACTTTGTTGCGTGCTTACAAACCTTTGGTGATGTGACATGGGTATTGCGCGGTTTGAAAATATAACTGTGAATACATTGAGTTTTGGTGCAAGTGCATTTGGTGAACAAAGCACCACCAAAACCAAATGGTTTGATACGCGTGCGCGTGTGCATTCTGTATCCAATAATGTAAAAATAGCAGATAAATATCGTGTTTATGCTGATGTTGTTGACTTCACATTAAACTACACGCCTAACACTAAGGAAATTATTAACAATCAAAATTTGTATTCCATTAATTGGAAAAGTTTTGATTGGCGAATTGACAACGTGCGCGAATCTGATGACCGCATGACAGTTTATATTATGTGCGTTAGAAACGACCCTGTGGTGGCAATGTAATGCAAATGAACCCGGTACAGTATGGACAAGCCATACAAACGCAATTGACCGGAATAGTCACGCCTGTGCCTGTGTACGCGGCGTTTAACCGCAACTTTGCAACGCAGCCTAAATTCATCACATGGACGCTGCGGAATGTGCATCAGCCTGTATATACGGGCATTTATCAAGCTGTAAAAGGCATTGATACGCCTGTATTCCAGATTAGCATTTTTTCGCAAGTGATTGAAGATGGTTTCACAATTTCAAACCAGATACTACAATCGCTGCATGGTTATAGCGGGTTGTTTGGCGGTGCTACATACGGCTTTAACATAAGTAAAGCTGATGTAATGTGGCTATACAACAGTTATAACAACGAAGACAAGTTAGCAGAAATCTTTTTGGATTGCACCTTGCAAGTACCAACCTGATAAGACAAAATCCATTAACTTTTTTTGAAGGACTGAATCATGGCACTCCCAACTAAAATCCTGCCCGGTTTTAGCGCAACGCTGTATGCACAACCAAGCGCAACGCCCACCCCGTTGACTGTTTCTAACTTGTCTGTATATGCCAGCGTTAGCGCATTGGCAATTAGCGGCAATTTGGTTCCTGTTGAAGCAATTCCCGCATTTGGTCAAGATGATGCCGTGGCATCTTTCGGCGTTGCTGGTTCGCGTCAATCGGACAAAATCCCTGTGCAAAGCGCACCTACCAGCATGACCATCACTGCTGCATGGAATCCTAGCGACACTGTGCTGCTGTTGTTGCGTGGCGATGCCTACAACGGCACGATTGACCGCACTTTTGTCATCAGCGCAACCGATGGCACTGGCATTGTTAATTACGCCTTCAACGGGCGTGTTAGCCAATGGCAAATTGACAGCGCACCCGGTGCAGAAGCCAAAGTGACGTTTAGCATCCACCCCCGTGGCAATCAATACGGCTGGTCAGCAAGCACTTGAACATGAGTGACCAACTGCAAGCTGCTGTAGCAGCATTGACCAGCACCTACCAATCCCTAGATGTAATGGCTAGGGGTTGGGGGTTGGACGCAGAAGAAGTGGCAGACGCTTTGGCTGCTGCTGACCCTGACACAGCAGAATATGTGGCCCTCACGTATCTTGCAAAATACACAGAATAAGATATGGACACGACAATACAAAACACTAATGATTTGCTGGCATATTTGGTAGCGCAAAGCGAAAGCGGCAACAAGCAATGGTTTGGCTTTTTGCAGCAAAAGATTACAGGCATTAGCCTAGCGCACCAAATTGCCGTAAATCATGCGGACAAAATGACCCCTGATGAAGTTGTGGATTACGTCATCAAGCTGAACAACGTACTATTTACGCGGCTAATTAAACCGGGGGCATAAACATGGGCGGCGTTACCATTAAATTGGAAGGCATAGGCCCAATAGCTGATGTTTTGAAAGAAATTTCAAACGAAATTGGCGACAAAAAAACACAAAGCAAAATCCTAGTGCCAGCGGTGCGGGAAGCCATGAAGCCTGTATTAGCAATGGCAAAAGCTAACGCACCTAAAGACACTGGCGCATTGGAACGTAGCTTAATCATTGAAGCACGTAGACCAACAAGGCGCGACAGGCGTTCTAAATACGTTACCGAAACAGACACTGTGATTGCAGCGGTAACAACTGCATCAGGAAAGAAATTAGCCAAGATGGGCATTGAATCAGATGCACGCGCAATTGCACAGGAATTTGGGTCAGCCAGAAATACAGCGCACCCCTATTTACGAACACCATTAAAAAAGATGGCAAACAG